AATAAACGTTATTATGAAAAAAACAAGGAAAAGGTTAAACAACAAGGAGCCGAATATTTAAAAAAAATATCAGAAGAAAATCCAGAGAAACTCAAAGAATATAGGAGAAATGCATATTTAAAGAGAAAGGAAAAATTACAAAATTTAGATAGTTTACATTAAACAATTATGCGTTAAACTATTTAAATATATATATTCTTATTATATATAAATGGAAAAAGTAGAAGAAGAAATATGGAAAACAATTGAAGAATTTCCGAATTACGAAGTTAGCATATTTGGAAATATTAAGAACAAAACAACAGAAAAATTACTTAAATTACAAAAAAATTATTCGGGTTATTTAAAAGTTTCATTGCGTAATAATAATAAAAAATCTTTTAGTTGTATAGTTCATCGTTTAGTTACTAAAGCATTTATACAAAATCCTGAAAATAAACCTACCGTAAATCATATTGATAGAAATAGAAGCAATAATCATATACATAATTTAGAGTGGTCTACTATGTCAGAGCAAAATTACCATTCAGCATTGGTCTCACAAAAAGGCAATTATAATAATTGTAGAGCTATTTGTCAAATAAATATTGAAACAAATGATATTATTAGAGAATATAAATCCATTGCAGATGCAGCAAAATGGATCATTAATAATAATTTAACGACAATAAAAATATTAAATCCTAATAATATAAGTATTATTAGTTCAAAAATATGTGCTGTTGCGAATAATAAAAGAAATAATGCTTATAATTTTAAATGGAAATATATAATAAAAGATGATATTGAAAATGAAATTTGGAAAGAAATACCGTTTGAAATAGTAGGCAAATACAATTATGATGTATCTAATTTTGGAAGATTTAAAAATAATAAAAATGATATTATTACTAACCATAAAAGTAGTTCTGGTTATAAACGTTTGTCTATTAATAAAAAAACATATTTACTACATCGTTTAGTTGCTTTAACTTTTTTAGAAAATCCTGAAAATAAAGAATTTGTTAATCATAAAGACGGAAATAAACTAAATAATTTATTAGAAAATTTAGAATGGGCTACTTGCCTTGAAAATAATATGCATAAAATTGATAACGGTTTATCCAATTGCACAAAAAAAGTAATTCAATATGATAGTAATATGAATAAAATACAAGGTTTTAATTCTATTGTTGAATGTGCTAAGGCATTAAATGTAAGTGCCAGTTGTGTAAGTAATAATTGTAGTGGGAAAAATAAATCAACAAAATGTGGATACAACTTTCGGTATGCAGAATAATGTATGTTTTACATTTGGAATATAAATGCGGAGAGATTATACGCTTTGAGTATTTATCATAAAATTAATTTAAATATATTTTTATAATAATATAATGGATTTTAGAGACGATTTAGAAACCGACATTTTTTTATTTGGAGAAGATAAAGCACTGGAATATATAACAATTGATATGATTAAACAAGATAATGTTGAATGTTGTGTTTGTTTTAATTTTCATTGGGGTGTAAAATTACCAAATTGTAGCCATTTTATATGTCCTAAATGTTATTACAAAATATATAATGGTTATATTAGTAGTGATTTTTACAATATAAATCCTGAACCAAAATATCCAGTAGAACCTATTTATCCATATAAAAATCAGGATACAAATAAAGAGATATATTATACCATAACCAACGATGATACATTTTTAGAATGGTTTATAGACGAAAATGAAGATTTATATAATTCAGTTAAAATGAATTCAGAATATGTAGATAATTTAAATGTTAAAATAAAATTTTGGTTTGAAAATAATGAACTAATAAAAAATTATGAAATATATTTGATAAAGTATAAAACTGATTTGGAACAATATGATATTGATATAGAAGACTATAATGAAAGGTATGAAGAAGAAAAAAAGGATACATCACAAAAAAGGTGTCCTTTATGTAGATCATAATAAACTATAATATTACAAATATATATTGCTATTTTTGCTATACTTTTCTAAAAAGTATATTTAATTATTCCCTATGCTTCATACATTTTTTGTCAATTTGGATACTTTGTCCCTTTTCATCCTGCGGAACTATATTTAAAATACAACGCGCTTTCTTTCCATATAACGGTTCAGTACATCCCTTTTCATTTCTGTTCTTTTGGGTCATTATCTCTGAATATTTAAATACTTTGGGCTTCTCGTCTACACATCTTGATCTAAAATGTTCATATCGTTCCCTAACATCGCAATATGTTAAATTTGATTTCTTTTTTAACATTTTATTGACTAATTCATGTAAATTATAGATGTAACGCGAAAATGTATCTCTAGAGTCCATAACCTTCATAGTTAACGGTAAATGTTTAAAATTTGTTTTTAGGTTTTTACGACACGCTCCACACGGTAATACATTTTGCAATGAAATCACAAAATTCCTATATTGTTTCTTTTCTTCTACACTCGGCTTAACTGGATAATTAAAACTTATGGTATGAAGTGTATGCCAAATGCCTGGTCCCCAGACTGTTGTTAAGAACCCATCGCCCGAATAGAAATCACCTTTTTTAAAAACCCGTTGTTTTTTTGTTTTCCCATTAGACGACCTATTTTTACGCGTCTTTGTCATTTATATATAAGTATAAAAAATAAAATATAAATATATTTTAATGACTGTGTCTTCTTCTATAATGGTTGTTGAATATGCCAAATCAACTCAAAATGTATGTATGTGTTTAGCTATATCAATATTTCTTATTATTTTATTTATGATGACTCCTCTTAATTCCTTTATATTATCTTCTATCTTTGGAAAAATTATTATTATTACACTTTTAGGATATACTTTATATTATAATATTAGCCAAACTAACAAATTTTCTAACAGTTTTAATATTTCTTTGACATCTGGAAATTGGGATGAACTTAAGACTAATATTATTTGTAGTTATATTTTTTCTTTATTTTTGTTAGTTCTACTACTTTCAGTAATAAGAAATATATACTCTTAAAACCAATGCTATATATTTAGAAACAATTAACAATATAATTTTTAATCATTCGTTTAAACGATAATGTAATTTATTCTTATTTAATATATATAATGAATGCTTCTACTATTAAACCTATTACAACTATGAATGGAATTAATGTTTTGAAACTCGGCGGAACTCCTTCTCTTATGCAAAGAGTTAGTGGTTTTATGAATTGGAAAACTATTGCAATTATTGTTGGTATTTTATTATTAATAATTTTTGCCTATTATACTTATAAACAATATGCCGATACTAAAACATCATTTAAGGCAAATAGAGAGAATATACCAAAAGATCAAAACTCAAATAAAACTGCAACATTAATGCTTTTTTATGTTGATTGGTGCCCTCATTGTAAAACCGCTAAACCAGAATGGGAATCTCTTAAGTCTCAATATGATGGAAACTCTATTAATGGTTATACAGTTAATTTTATGGAATATAATTGCACTAATGAATCCGATGAAGTTAGTCAGTTAATGGATAAATATAATATTGAAGGATATCCTACCATTAAATTAATTAAAGACAATCAAGTCATTGAATATGATGCAAAGCCTACTAAATTAACAATGGAACAATTTTTAATTACTGTTCTTTAAGAAACATCTTTTGATTTTTTATTTGATAAAAAATCTAATGCATCATCTTCTCCCATTTTAACCCATTGTCGTCTTAACTCTTGATTCCTCACAGATTCTTGTATTGCATCCAAAGTTAAAGGATTATCTGTTACATAACATCGAACTGTATTTTCAATATTATCCATTTTAACACTATCTCTTATATAATTCATTGAGTTAATGGACATACATATAACATACTCCAATAATGATGATTCTGCTGTAACCTCTACATTAGCAAATTTATCAGTTTCTTTATTATATGAACTTTTAATACCTAAAATTTCATCTTTGTTAGAATAATCTCTTAGACATTGATTTAAAGGATAGTTACACATTACACCTCCATCAATATAACAACATTTATCTATAATGGTTGGAATAAATATTCCTGGTAAAGCAGAGGACATAGTTAATGCTTGTAATAAACCTAGATCAGGATTTAAAGAATGTGATAATTCAACAGTTTGAAATTTATGTAATTCAAATGTAAAAATATGTAGATCAATTTTGGAAAATTCATAAAATTCTTTTAAGGTAATGTTTAAACTTAAATCTTTTGCTTCTAGTAATGGTTTAAAAATAATTTCTGTTATTTTTTTGTCAAATAGTCCTTTATTATAGTATGAATCAAAAATTTGTTTAGGACTGACTTTAAATGCATCGTGCCAAGGTCGTTCAATAATATATTTGTTTAAAGTTTCCCAGTCGTATTTTAAACATATAAAAGCACCAATAATGGCACCAACAGATGTTGCATAAATAGATTCAATATTGTCAAAATTCCAAAAAGCCTCTTGTTCTAATTTTTCAAGAGCTCCTAAGTATCTTAATCCTAATGGACCACCACCACTAATAACTAAATGTTTTATAGTCATAATTAATAATACAAATAATATTTAAATTTTTTTTCTTATATTGTTTAAATGGCAAATATTTTTACATTAGAAAATTTCACAGAATTTTCAGAAAAGATAAATATCGATGAATTATACGAAAAAAAACGTCAGGTAGATCAGAATAAGTTAGAATTATTTAAAAAAATATTAAATCGTATTCATGTTAGAATAAAAACAACTGCAAAACAAAGTATTCATGAAAAGTTTTGTTGGTTTGTTGTTCCAGAAATAATAATAGGTGTGCCAAAATATGATCAAGCTGGATGTATAGCATACTTAATGAATGCATTACAAGAGAATGGATTTAATGTGAGGTATTTTCATCCAAACACATTATTTATTTGTTGGGATCATTGGGTGCCATCATATGTTAGAACTGAGATTAAAAAGAAGACTGGTGTGCAAGTAAATGAATATGGCAATATAATAGAAGAAGAGAAAGAAGAAGACGATGAACATGTAGAACAACAAGGAACAATACAACAAGGAACAATACAACAAATAAAAAATAGTAAAAAATACACTCCAATTAACTCGTATAAGCCATCAGGTAAGTTGGTATATAGTGAAGATCTCTTGAATAAGATAGAAACAAAGATTGGTTAATATATATTAAAAAGGACTTAAAGAACCGATTTCATTTCTGCCTTTTTCTTTAAGTCCATTTAAGAATAATATATATTAAATTGCAAAAGTAGATTTAAAAGTCCCAGGGGTTTTGAAAAATGGACATTTATAAATGTCCAAAAATGAAAACCTAAAATACTTTTGTGAAAATGTTAATTTGTGACCATAAATCAAAATTAGCGTCTCATCCCCAAAAAAATAATTTTCAATTTGTGATTGTAATTTTTTATATTTTTTTATAAAAAGGATTTAAAATATTTACTTTCTCTATTTTATGGAAACTTTTGGAAACGCAATTCTGCAAAAATATGCAATGAAGTTTTATTGTAAATATTGTGATTACGGAACGTGTAGAAAAAGCAGTTACGACGACCATTTATTATCAGCAAAACATCAAAAATTGACAAATGGAAACATTATGGAACCTTGCGGAAACGCAAATCTGCAACAAATATGTAATTCAAAACATTTGTGTGAAAATTGCGAAAAAGAATTTAAAAATAGGTCTGGATTATGGAAACATAAACAAAAATGTGTTACTATTGAATATACAGTTGAAACTACAATTCAAAAAAATGAAATAACAGATAAAGAACTTATTATGATGGTAGTTAAACAAAACACCGAGTTAATGAAAGAAAATTCCGAGTTCAAACAAATGATGTTTGAACAAAATAATAAAATGTTTGAGTTAGCCAAGAATGCTGGACATAATAACATTACTAACAATAATACAAACAATAATACTAACAATAATACTAACAATTTTAATCTTAATTTATTTTTAAATGAAACGTGTAAAAATGCTATGAATATTATGGATTTCGTTAGTCAATTACAAGTTGGAATTAAAGATCTTGAAGAAACTGGGAGAATAGGGTTTGCCGAAGGCATTTCCAAAATGATTATTAATGGATTGAAACAAATGGATATAAGTGATAGACCAATACACTGTTCTGATTCTAAACGAGAAATTGTTTATATCAAAGATAAGAATCAATGGTCAAAAGAAGATGAAGATAAAACTATACTAACAACTGCTATTAAGCATGTAGTTCATAAAAATATGAAACAAATTTCTGAATGGACAAAAGAACATCCTGAATATAATGATTCTGAATCAAGACAAAATGACAAATATTTAAGAATAGTTAGTGAATCTATGTCTGGATCTAGTCAAGAAGAAACCAACAAAAATTATAATAAAATTATTACAAAGGAAATACTTATTGATAAAACTATCTAATAAATACAACATTTCTATTTATTCTATTTATTCTATTTATTATTTATACATTATATATACATTATATATATGAATACAAGAAAAAAAATAAAAAAAATTAATGTTACAAAAAAATGTAAACCTAGTCAAAAAGAGTTAAAATTGTATTGTCAAGAACATGCCAATTCATTTAATCAATTTGAAAAGGAATACGAAGAAAATTTTAAGGAAAAATTAAAACAGGCCGAGGGAACTGAAGCACAACTAATTAAATTATTCAAGACTCCTTTTACGCCAACCAAATACGCAGCTCAAGATGACTATTATACTTATATTAATTATCAATGGTTAAGTGATACAACTACAGAATTAAAGGCCAAACTTAAATATTATGTTCAGGTAGATAGTTTTAGAGTCACTCAAGAAAAAGTATATTATGAGTTAATTGATATTGTAAAAGAATATATTAAAACTAACAAATCTAGACAATCTAAAGCAATCAAAAGTTTATATACATCTTTATATAATCTAGATAATAAAGCTGCAGAAGATTTTATAAAATATTATGTGGAAATGACAGACAAAAGAATTGCTAGTGATGATATATATGAAACATTGGGCGATATAAACAAAAATGAAATAATTTCATGGGGATGTCCTTTAGTATGGTCGGTTATGAAAGATGAAAAAAATGTTAAATATTATAGGACTACTATTTCTGCTCCACAACTAACTATATATGATTATGAAATTTATATTGAAGATGATACAGATGATCAAAATACAAAAAAATATAAAAAAGAGTTTAAAACAAAATATTTAGAATTTATCAACATAATATTTGATAAATGTTTAGGTAAAAACAATGGAATAAAAGCTAGTGATGTTTGGGATTGCGAATATGAATTATTAACTGCATTAGGTTGTGATACAATTAAGACAGATGATTTAGATGGTTATAATGTTGTTACAAAAGAAGAAGCATTATCTAAATATGGGTTTGATTGGGAAAAACTAGCAAAAAAAATTGGGTATGAAAGTGTTCCTGATACATTTATATGTACAAGCACTAACTATTTGAAATGTATAATGGAAACTTTGTTAAAAGATAATGCTTGGAAAAGTGCGAAATGGAGAACATATTATTTATATATTAGTTTTAGACAAATAATGAGATTCCATAAAGAATGGAGAATTGATTATTTCAATTTTCATGGTAAATTTGTAAAAGGAGTGCCAATTCCTTATCCACAAGAAGTATATCCTATTTTTGGATTATCTTTGTGTTTTAACACATTTTTAACAAATGAATACATAGACAGAAATAAAAAACAACAATACATTGAGTATGTTCATAATATGGCAGCTGATTTATTAACTGTATATAAAAGAATTATTAAACGTAATACATGGTTATCTCCACAAACAAAAAAATATGCTTTATTGAAACTTGAAAATATTAAATTAGAGGTTGGAAGTCCAAAGATTCTAAGAGAAGATCCTTTATTAGATTATAGTAATAAAGAAGCATATCAAAATGTGAGACGTATTGCACATTGGAGAACAAAAAAGATGATTAGTTTAGATGGTAAAATGTCAGATGTAGATATACCTATAATAGATTGGGAAGAAATGAAAATGGTTGGTAAACAATCATATATAGTAAATGCGTATTATACACCAACAGAAAACTCTATTTATGTTCCCCTTGCTTATTTACAGAAACCATTTATTGATTTAGATGAAAGAGGCATTGAATATAATTTAGCACATATAGGATATACATTAGGCCACGAAATGTCACATTGTTTAGATGATTTAGGAAGTAAGTATGATGAAAAAGGTGATTTACATAACTGGTGGACAAAACAAGATCGTAATAAATTTAATTTAAAAGTCAAAAATGTTATTAAGCAATATGAGACATTTGCTATGTATGATGGAATCAAAATGGATGCAAGTTTAAGCACAGGTGAAAATTTAGCAGATATATCTGGTTTAGCCATTTGTGAAGAATATTTAAGAGATTTTCAAGATAAAAATGAAGATATTGTTCCTATTCGGGCACTTTCGTTTCATGCATTCTTCGTTTATTTAGCAATTCAAGCGCGTCAAAAAATATTCGATGAAGCAGTAAAAGCCCAGTTAAAAACTAATCCACATCCTATGGATAAATATAGAACTAATTGTCCATTGGCTCGTTTAGAATTATTTAGAAGTCTTTATAATGTAAAAAAGAATGATAAAATGTTTTGGAGTTCCACAGATACTATTTGGTAAACAATGAAATAATTTAGAAAAATAAAATTCTATTTAGAAATTTATTACAAATTTATTACAAATTTATTACAAATTTATTACAAATTTATTTTTTTTCTAAGAGTAATATATAAAATGGCTCATCGTACTCGTTCTGCCCGTAAATCTAGATCTGCTGCTGCTCGCCGTTCCCGTGGTGCTGCACGCACAATGAAAAAGGCCGCTGCACGTGGTGCTGCTGCTGCTGCTTCCCAAGCTAAATCCGCCGCTAAGGCTGCTTCCAAGGCTGCTTCCAAGGCTGCTTCCGCTGCCCGTTCTTCTTCTGCCGGACGTGCTGCTTCTGCCGCTAAATCCGCCGCCGCTGCTGCTTCCAAGGCTGCTTCTGCCGGACGTGCTGCATCTGCTGCTGCTTCCAAGGCTGCTGCTGCTGGACGTATGTAAATTTAATTACATACTTTAATTGCATACTTTAATTACAAATTTATATTATTAAGTAATAATATAAATGGATATAAGCTCTTCTAAAAAAACCCGTAAGAATTATAAAAAGAATCATAAAAAGAATCATAAAAAGAATCATAAATATTCTAAAAAAGGGACGCAAAATAAAGATGCTAAAAAAGGGACGCAAATAAAGTGTATGATGAAAACATGTAGAGCAAAAAAATATCAATCTATATATGGATCTAGTAGAGGAGATTCAATTAGATCAAATAGACGGTTATTTTATTAACAATTTTAAATATATTTTTCATTAAATTTATTTAAATTAAAATTTATGCGTGGCGATTGGTGCGGTGACGGCAATATGACTTTCTGCGCCCAGCCATAGTTCGCTTGCAACCATTCTTAAGTCTGCAAGTAGTGGATGTTTTTCCACGACATCTGGAAGATTTAACGCGAGAACGATAGAGTTGCTTTCTAGTACGGGTATGACTACGAGTTTTAACCATTTTATATATTATCTAAATATTTTTATTTTTATTTTTTGCTAAATATTAACGCCTATATTTTCTTGTTTTTCTTACTTTTCTTGTGCGTTTACCCTTTCTTTTTTTACGCATTGTCTTTTTTGGTCTCTTTTTTCCAGCTGTTTGAATAAGACCATAAGGATTTTTATTTCCAGTAAAATCTAAATTTTGACCATTATATAAAGGACTATTAGCCATTATAATGTATAATGATATTATATTTTACTTTCTAGTTAAATTACTACAGGTGGAACATCTACTTCAACTTTTACCTCTTCTTTTACCTCTTCTTTTACAATACTTGCTTTATTTGTATCTAGGGTAAATTGTTCAATTTCTGAAATATTCTTAATATTATTTGTTTCTTTTTCTTTTTCTTTTTCTTTTTCTTTTTCTTGTATATTTTCTTTTATTTCTTGCACTTCAGCTGGAATAGGAACTTTGTCGTCTATTATCAATTGATCTGAAATTTTTTCTAAATTATTTATTTGACTTTGTGCTGTTTCTAATATTTTTTGTTCTACAATCGCTTCATACATTTTTAAGCCATTTACATAATCTATTTCACATGATAAATATAACTTAATTATTAATGCTCTTGTCTCCACAACAATCTCCTGTAGACTCTTTTCAGTTAAAGAGGGATTAACCCGAATTTGCTTTTTACCTGTTTGCGGATCTATTGTATATACAAATATTTGATTAATTATTTTTAATAATGCTTGTTGATTTGTATTAGCGGTTTGTATCATTTTTTTTAAATTTTCAGCATAATTATTGAATAGTTTGTTAGTTACTGGTCCTTTGAACTTTCTATCAAACATTGGATCTGAACCTTGACATCTATCCATCTTATGATAATCTCTTAGTTTAATATCACTAAATTTAGTTATACCTGGAGGAAGCCCTGAATTACCTGTAAATACATTATAAAATATTTTTAGATCTGCTTGAAATATATTCTGAGTTTTTTCTGACATTCCAGTAAACTTACCTGTTTTATAATCATAATTATCATCATAATATAATTCCATTAACTCAGGAATTCCAGGTTCATCTTCTAATGTTTTATCTACTCCACTATCTCCTATGTTTATACCACATACTTTTGGTCCTACTGAAATATCTCCATTAGCATCTGGTTGTAATGTTTGCTTATTTTGTAAAGAATTTATACGATTATCACAAATATTTAATTTATATATGTCTCTAGGAGTTTTTGCTGGTATTTTACCTTTTTCATATAGTGATGCTCTTACAGTATTTCCTTCTTCATCTTTATAAACATATACTGGATTAATTGTTGTAACTATAGCAGCAAATATATGTGCTATTTTAATATAAAACTTTGATATTCCTAGACATAACCTTTTCTTTTTAATGGGATTTTTAACATCTAATTTGCTTAGATCGTCTTTATCAAAAAAGATTACATTATCTTTATCTATTTCATTTACTTCAACACCATTTTTAATGCGCTGAGCTAAATATGTTATTTCTACGTCAGTAAAATAACGCTGAACAATATCAGATGTTAATATAACTAATTTGTCACAATATTCTTTTTCATATAATTTTCTTAAGCTCTTAAAATCCATTGTTAAAATATAATAAGTTGCTATATAATCAATAATTTGAGAAATAGATTTTGGTTTTAGTTCATCACTTTGCTGTTCTTTATTTATAGTAGAAGATTGATTTCCCATATAATATACATTTAAAAAAGTATTTAAACAAAAATGTATAAATCAATATTATCAAATAAATAAATAAATAAAATTGATTTAAAAATATATTTTCTAATTCAATAAACAATAATACATGATGAACAACGAAAGAAGTAAAAAGAACAAAGATAATAATATAGATAAAACAAAGCTTTGGAATGTTTTTGAATCTGAAGTGATTAATCCGGACAAACAAAAAGACCCATTAGAATGTTTATATAGAACTATAGGAAATAGAGAACATTGTGAAAGGTGTAAATATTCTTTAGCATTTTCAGATGAAGGATTCTTGACGTGCACAAATAATAAGTGTGGAATTATTTATAAGGATATGTTAGATCAATCTCCTGAATGGAGATATTATGGAGCAGATGATAATCAAAATTCTGATCCAACTAGATGTGGAATGCCTGTTAATCCATTACTAGAAGAATCTTCCTTTGGTTGTAAAGTGTTATGTATGGGTAAATCATCTTACGAAATGCGAAAAATTAGACGTTATACTGAATGGCAATCTATGCCATATAAAGAAAAATCACAGTATGATGATTTTCAACGCATTACTATTTATGCTAACAATGCAGGAATATCTAAGAAGATTATCGATGATGCTATTCGTTATCATAAAAAGATTTCTGAATACGAACAAACCTTTAGAGGTGATAATAAAGATGGGTTAATGGCTGCTTCAATCTACATATCATGTAGAATTAATAACTATCCAAGAACTGCCAAAGAATTAGCAACTGTATTTCATTTAGATGTTACTAGTTCTACTCAAGGATGTAAAAATGCTCAAACTATTATTAATGTATTAGAAAAAGATATGGATAATAAAGATAAGACGTCATTTTGTAAAACTAAACCAGAGGATTTTATTGAAAGATACTGTAGTAAACTAAGTATTAATTCTGAACTTACAAAGTTATGTCAGTTTATTGCCATTAAAATTGAGAAAAAGAATTTGATGCCTGAAAATACACCACATTCAATTGCAGCTGGAATTGTATACTTTATATCACAACTCTGTAAATTAAATGTTTCTAAACGTGATGTTAAAAATATAAGTGAAATTTCAGAGGTTACTATTAATAAATGCTTCAAAAAACTTGAAAAAATGACAGCCGAATTAGTTCCTTCAGTATTATTAAATAAATATTCACCTATTACCAGTATAACCATAACTGTTTGATAATAATGAATAAATTCTCATTTCTCTCTTAGGAATACTTATTCTTTTTTAGATCTACAGATATTATACATTTATCGGCAACGTTTCATTTGAAAGAAATAAATAGCACGCCAAAGGTGTGTGGATTTAAATCTTCAAATGTGCAAACATTATCTATTATTACATTTATTATTACATTGAGTTTTTATTCTCTAACACTTCATCAATCAATTTAACACAATTAAATATAATAAGAATAAACATTTGATGTAAAAATGGAAATAATATTATAAAAAGACATACATACATAAATGGTTCTAAAAAATAGTTCATTATAATTATATTATCATTATAATGATACTTTAAATATATTTTATTATTATTTTAACAAAATAAGTATTATTATTATTCGTAATCTTATTATTCGTAATCTTATTATTCGTAAACTTATTATTCGTAAACTTATTATTCGTAATCTTATTAATATAAAAATGTCATAATATTAATATTATGACAAGCGTTCCTAAGATTGTATTTATTGTTCCTTATAGAAACAGACCTCAACATAAATTCTTTTTTTCAAATTATGTAACTACTATATTGAGCGATAGGGATGATTATGAGATTTATTTTGCACACCAATGTGATCCACGTTCATTTAATAGAGGTGGAACCAAGAATATAGGGTTTTTAGCCATTAAAAATAAATATCCAAATGATTATACAAATATTACAATTGTCTTTAATGATGTAGATACAATTCCATTTGCAAATTTATTTGATTATGAAACAGTTCCAGGCATTGTTAAACATTTTTATGGGTTTAATTATGCTTTAGGAGGAATAGTTTCAATAAAAGGATCTGATTTTGAAGCAACAAATGGATATCCAAATTTCTGGGGATGGGGAATGGAAGACAATGTATTACAAACAAGGTGTGAAAAAATAGGCTTAAAAATTGATAGAAGCCAGTTTTTTCCAATCGGAAATCCAAATATTTTACAACTTTTTGATGGAGTAACACGTATAATTAATCGAAAAGATCCATGGAGAGCACAACACGATGATGGTATTGACGGAATAAGAACTATTCATAAATTAAATTATACGATTGATACTGAATCAACTAATCCATTAGATAACATTCATGTTGTGCCTTTTAATAAATTATTTATAATAAATATATTAACATTTATGACAGGAACAGCTTTTGAAAAGGATAACTATTATAAATATGATTTAAGAGAACCAAAACGTAAAATTATACATCCTGATAGAATTGGAACTAAAAAAGTTGACACTCTTACAGATGATTGGTCTAATATTCCATTTTACCCTACTTCCGAAAAGAAAAAAGAAATGGTGCAAAAATATGGAGAACAGGCTGCTAATGAAATTATTCAATATAGTTATGAAAACTCAACTGATCCAACAAAAGAGGTAATTCCTCCATTTATGCCTCCGCCACCAAATGATTATAAAAATATAAATAATCATCAACAAAAATTATTAGAAATTCAAAGATATAATGAAGCAATGAGACAAATGAATTCAGCTCAACGTTTTATTCCTCCAAATATAAATAAATTCTCTCCTGCATATAGTAGAATTATTGCAGCAAAACCAAAGGCTAGTGCCTCTGCACATATAAGATTGGGAGGAGTTTATCGCTAAAACATAAATTACTGTGTAAATTATTTAAAAATAAACTATAAATATTTTATAATGACAATAAAAAGCATTGATGATATTAAAAACTCATTTTATATTAATTTAGAACATAGAACAGATCGTAGAGAACACGTTGAGTCTGAATTACTTAAGATTGGAATAACAGCACAAAGATTCAATGCAATAAAAATGGAAAATGGCGCAATTGGGTGTAGTATGAGTCATCTAAAATTATTACAAGATGCTCAAAAAAATGACCTAGATCATATATTAATTATTGAAGACGATATAAAATTTTTGGATCCAGAATTATTTAAAAAACAAATAAATCAATTTTTTGAACTACACAAAAATGATTGGGATGTAATATTGTTGGCTGGGAATAATATGCCGCCTTATGAATCAACGGATCATACATGTATAAAAGTGTCTAGATGTCAAACAACAACAGGATATCTAGTGAATGGACACTATATAAAAACTTTATTACAAAATATTAAAATTGGTCTAACACATTTACTTAATAAACCGAAAGAACATAACAAATATGCTATTGACAAATATTGGTTGATTTTACAAAATTTATATAAATGGTATTTAATAGTTCCTCCAACTGTAGTTCAAAGAGAAGATTATAGTGATATTGAAAAACGTGTAACAAATTTTGAGAAACATATGCAAGATTTAGATAAAGAAGAAATGATTAAAATGTTTAATGAAAGACAAATACGTTGCTCTAAATAGTATTTTGTTGTTTCAATCTAAAGAAATACATATCCAATCTTGTGGAAACAGATCTGATATGTTTTTTTTTGCCTCTGGCATAAACCAATGTTCTGGATAACATACTATTTTTCCTGGATTATCATTTAAATACGCACCCCACCAACTAAATGTGCTATTTGCTATTATATTGTGATTACATAAACTCATTAATAACATTTGTTCCCAATCTTCCAACGATGGATTTGCTCTTTCAAAATTTATTGTTGGGAATTTTAATTGTAATTTTTGTATAATATCTTCTGCCTCTTTTACATCTTCATTCTCACAAAAATATAAAATTGTTTTTGTTTTTACATATGTTTCATAATTTATTTCAGATAGAATATGGGTTATGGCATTACTATAATATTGTTCTTTTAGAATCGGATAAATATTCGAATACTTTTTGTAATCTCCAAATCTAAAATGTAATGAAATTAAATAACTATTTTCAAAATTTATATTCGATCTTTGTTTTACGACAATTTTTTTTAGATCAATTTTAATGAGTTTACAAATTATCTCTTTATATTTATCGAAATATATTGGACTTTGAAAGTATCCAACTAACAAAGTTCCATAATTCTTTTCTAAGTTTTCTGGTAATTCACCGTAATTAAACCCTTTTTCCTTTATAAACATTAATTGTGGAATACTATCTATACCTCTTAAAAATGGTTTTAGATTTGATAAAAAAGTTTCCCAATATGTATATCTTATTATTACACCATTAGATCCATCTCCTAATTGGTGATTATTTAAAAAGAAAAAAGGTTTTGAATATTTTAATGCATATGCAATGGTTGTAAATATTTGGAATAATTGATTTCCTAATCCTCCTACTATTTTACACGAGATCATTTTAAATATATTATATATTCAAAAATATTTAATATATTATTTTAAAATTTATTATTATAATTAAATCTTGTTATTTATATACATTTCAAATAATTCTAATGCATCCTTTGGTTTATATGTGGGCACCTCGTGGCCTGCATCGTGAACTGTAATAAATGAAAATCGACTATTTTTTGTAAAAGGTGTCTTAAATTTAGTTATAAATCCAGCAGTTTGGCCATCAGTATTATACCAAGTATCCCATAAACTTGTTGTTGGAAATCCCAAATTATAGATCCATCTTTGTGTTCCAATTGTTCCACATACACTATCATCATCTCCGGAATAAACTAATACTCTTAAATCAGGATGTGTCTTGGAATTCAAAATTGTCTTATAATATTTTTCCATCGGTAACATCTTATCAGCTAAATTGTATTTGGTTGTTCTTGAACATTCTTCCCATACAATATCTTGATGAACGTGTAAAGACACCTTTACATCCATCCTATTTAAATAATTTGATGAATATAAATCTTCACACGGTTCATATTGAATTGAATTACTATCATTTTCTTTTTCATCTCTTAAATATTCTCTCATTTTCAATTGTTGTTGGGATAAACAAACAGGATAATCTAAAGCATATGGATTCAAATTTCCTATCTTTTTCATAAAATTCAAAATTAATAGCGAACATGTAGAAGAATTTAATTGTTTCAAAGGTTCAGTGCAATTGTTTTCTAAATATTTATCCCATAATGGTTTTGGTAACAATTGTTTTCCCCAATATGTTTCCATTTCTGCTCCTACTCCTGAATAATAATCAGTATATGGATTTCCAACAGCAAACCCTTGAAAATTTATTCTCATTGCTGAATATTGTTGACCATCATTATAGTTGATTATTTCGTCTGCCCAGGTTGGCATATAATGACCACCATATGATTCGGATGTGATAAACAATTTAGAACGATTAAAATGTGGAAACTTTTCGAAAAATTGTAAAATTGTTGCTAAATTATCTTTCGCAGCCTGATCATCACCAATCTTATAATCATCATTATTATTTGAATAAGAAAACCCTACTCCTACAGGCTGTTCTAGAAATATCATATTGACAATTTTATTCCAAGCATACATATTTGGCTTTAAATTACCATCGATATCTGCTCTGAAAGGACCTTGTTCAGTCATAAACCCAATTAAACCTGAACAGCCTGGTCCACCATTCGTCCAAAATACAATTGGTGCTGATTCTGGATTGGTTTCAGCCTCTGTTAACCAATAGTGAATATTTTTTTCGGTTCCTTCAAGATTTAAATATCCACTAAATTGATTGAAATTTGGCTTCCAAGTTAATCCAGGTAATTCTGTAACTTGGTCTAGCAATGCCTCTTCTGTATAATCAAATGAATAAGACGAAGAACTAACAAAACATAAAAGCGATAAAAATAATCTGTTGAACCACATTATATATATTATAATTAATATTTTTAAATCTTAATAAAATATCTTATTTATTTATGGCATATGTCCAATTGTACATATTCTTGATGTTTTTTACTATTATAATGTTCACTTCTACCTGCTTTGCGAATTTCAGACCCACATTCACACATAATCATTTGTTTTTGATTTTGTAATATTTGTTCCTTATTTTGTTGATACCATTCATTTTTCTTAATTTTTATTTGTTCTATATTTTCCTCAACATACATTTTTTGTTTTGTTAGTATTTCTTCTTTATGTTCTTCTTTATACTTTTTGTTTTGTTCTAAAATTTGTTCCTTATTTTGTTGATAATGTTGTTTTTTATAATTATTTATTTTTTCAGAATTCTCTTCTCGATATATTTTTTGCTGTTGTTTGGTTTTTACAATCTTTTCTTCTTCTAATTTTTTATTATTTTCTTCCAAAATGTCTTTTTCTTCCTCAGAAATAACTGGTTTAGGTTCTTGATATTGAATATGTATTTTTGATTGAAGGTGTCTGTGTTTGTTTCCAAATGTATATTGATTACCACATTCACAATTAATAACTTCGCTTTTTTTAGACTTCAATTTTTCTTTATTCGCTTCCCTCCATTCTGTTTGTTTTATTTTTGTATAGTCCTTGTGATCTTCTCTGTATATTTTTTTCTGTTCAGATATTTTTTCTTTATTTTTCTCTTGATATTCTTTTTGATATTCAGATATTTTTTCTTTGTTTTCTTGAGCATATTGTGTTTGATATTCTATTTTTTGTTCTTTATTTTCTTCGTAATTTTGTTTCGCTTTTTGTAGAATTTCTTCTTTGTTTTCTTCATACCAATCTTGTTTATATATTTGTGGTTCTTCTTTACATTTTGCGTATGGTTTATTGGTATTTAGAGTAGATTTTAAGGTTTCTATCCAATAATGTTCTGTTGCCTCAGCTTCGCGTTTGTCTTTACAATTAACATTTTCAATTTGAATCATTCTCCAATTTTCCCAACCACCATGATCTCTAATAAAATTATATACATACCTGGTATATAAAATATCATCCGAACATCTTTTATGGCTTTTTTTTCTTTCATTGAAATTTGTTGTATGACCAATATAAATATCTGTAATTGTTAAATCTTTACAACAGATCTTGTAAATAATCGTGGAAGAATAATCCGTTTGACTTTTCGGCATTGGCGGGTTATAAATGGTTATAGTTGGTTATATTTAAGTTATAATTAATTAAATCAATTTTAAAAATCTTCGGTTAATTCAAAGTCATTATCTGAAATAGTTTTATTTGCCAAAGCATATGCATCAGATTTTTTTTCAAAAAAATTCGTTTTAGATTCTAAACTAATTAGCTCCATAAATGGAAATGAATTAGAAACATTATAAATCTTCTTGTAACCAAGCTGAACAGATAATCGATCTGCTACAAACTGAATATATTGTGTCATCATTTGACTATTCATTCCAATTAGTCGGCACGGTAACGCATCACAAATGAATTCAGTTTCTATTTTAACAGCTTCCTTTATTATGTCATGTATACGAACTTGGTCAATTTTTTGAATTAATTTAGAATATAAAAGCACAGCAAACTCACAGTGAAGGGCTTCATCTCTAGAAATAAGTTCATTACTAAATGTTAGACCAGGCAATAGTCCACGCTTCTTTAACCAAAATATACTACAGAATGCACCTGAAAAAAAGATACCTTCTACACAAGCAAATGCAACTAAACGCGTGGCAAAACTAGAATTTTTATCGTGAATCCATTTTTGAGCCCAGTCAGATTTCTTTTTAATACATGGAAAATTCGTAATCGCATTAAACAACTTTGACTTTTCCTCTTTATCCTTTATATATGTTTCAATTAAATTACTATATGTATGACTATGAATATTTTCCATAGCTATTTGAAAACCATAAAACGCTCTAGCCTCTGATACCTGAACCTCGCTCATAAAACGTTGAGCTAAATTTTCTAATACTATACCATCAGATGCAGCAAAAAATGCCAAAATCATTGAAATAAATGTTTGTTCATCTTTATTAAGACCTTCCCAGTGCGTCAAATCTTTAGATAAATCAATTTCTTCTGGTCTCCAAAAACAGTCTACTTGTTTCTGATACATTTGCCATATGTCCTGATATTTAATTGGAAACATTACAAATCTATTATCATCTGGAAGTAATAAAGGTTCTAAATTGTTAGTTGACATCCTAAATATACTATATTGTAGATTTTATATTTTTTTAATATAGTATTTACTAAAAATTTAATAACTAGTTATTTTAAGAATGAACTTACCTTTAGCCGAAAGGGATTTACATTTAATACAAATTGAACAAGAAATAATGAATAAAAAAAAATTGTTAGTTAAAAAGAAGAAAGATTTAGATAAAAAACAAAAATTAAATCAATATCTTGATGGAGTGAAGGTTGACTATACAAAATATTATGATTACATAGTTGGAGAAAAACAACAACAATATAATGCTCTTATTCTACTTAAGGAATATATGAGTGATCTTATGAAGACTGAACATCTAGTTAATGACCAATTAAGAACCGCAAAACACGATCAAAAAGATATTATAAGAGAAATTGATAAAGTTAAGGTGGAATTGGATGAATTAATAGAATAATTTTATAAATCTATAGTAAACTTTAAAAAAATAAAATACTAATATATAAATGGCAGAAGTTCCGAATAATCCATTAAATCAAGCGTTAACTGGACTTGACACAACAATTCAGTCTATTACAGGAAAGGTTGCAGCCAGTAAAACCAGAGTAAGAGAATATAAAGTTCAAATTATTACAAAATTGAGAGAAGTTGTTGGGCAACTTAATTCTTTAAAAGATAATAATAATTTAAAAGCTTTACCTCAACTTCGTAAGCAATTACAAGATAGTCAAGTAGCTTTACAACAAAAAACAGAAGAATTAGATCAAACAAAAGGTCAACTTAATGAAGCAAATCAAAATTTACAAGAGTTACAACAAAATATGGAACAAATAAATAGACAACTCGAAGAAAAGAATCAACAAATAGCCGAATTAACTAATTCAGGAACAGAAAATGGCAATGAAATTCAAGAATTGAATGCTCAAATTGTAGAATTAGATAGACAAAAAAAAGAACTTGAAAGACAAGTAGCTAGTGTACAAGAACAATCTAACTCTCTTATTGAAAGATTTGGTATTATTAATGCTACCTTAGGACAACAAATTACATTAATAGATTCTATTGTTGATGAATTAGGTGATTTAGATAATGAAAATGATGATGTTTCTATACAATTTAAAGCTGTTGGCGATAATATTATGGCAATTATGAATATGATCAATAATCCTGGTCAAGGTGGAGCTGAACAAGGGGCTCAACAAGTGAATCAACAAGCGAATCAACAAGCGAATCAACAAGTGAATCAACAAGCGAATCAACAAGCGAATCAACAAATGAATCAACAAGTGAATCAACAAATGAATCAACAAGTTGAAGATTTATATCAAAGATTTATTAATTCTGAACAAACAAAAAAAGATAGTTTTTATAGAAATTTAAACGGAACTCCTAATCAAAGTTCTATTAATATAATCCAAAATAACATTAAACGAGCTGTTGAAAGAGATGATGAACAATCAATTAAATCTATAAAAGATGAATTACAAAAAATTATAAATTCCGGTAATGTTCCTTTACTTGGAGGTAAAACTCGTAGACATAAAAGACACGGTAAACGTAAAACAATGAAAAAGAAACATAGAAAAACTCGTAAACCTATTAAAAAAAAATATAAAGGAGGATATGTTTATAGTTCTAGCAGAGATTTAGATAAAGCAAGTTCAGTTATAAGTGCTTCGTCTTCTTCTAAATCCACTTCTAATAAACGTAATAAAACAAGAAGACATAGTTCATAATTCATAATTCATAGTTCATAATTTATCTTTTAAGATCTTTTAACATACCCTTTAATCCAGGTAAATAGTTACATAAATTTGGCCATTTACCATAAATTTCTCTCTCACGTAAATAAGGTAGATAACAACGTTGTTTTATAATATTTTGTCTCTCTGCAAAAACTTTTTTCCATTTTCTCTGAATTATTCTTAACCAAACAGTTTTTAAAATAGCAATTGCTTCTTGTGTAGGAAGAATAATATATTCTCCAATTTCAGGTTTAATATAATTTGGTCTTGAAATAATGTTATGATAATTTCTAATTGTTGGATGATTGCCTAACACAACTGGATTAGAATTTGCTGGATTAGAATTTGCTGGATTAGAATAATATTCTTTTAAAAATATCATTACATCATTTAGGTTGATAAGTTTATTTTGATTATTATTTTCATCATTATCTTCATCATTATCTGATATGGATTCATTGTCAGTATCATACTCTTCAAACTCATCCAAACAATAATATGAAATACCTGTTCTAGGATCAAATCTATCGTTTACTAAGAAATGTCTTTCAATATATGGATCACTGTCTTTATTTTTGCCATGAATTAATGGATGATGTAACTCACATAACAATAAATAGTGTTTATTTTTTTCATTGTGTTTATTTTTTTCATTGTGTTGAATAACAGTATGCATTCTGAATATTTAAATTAATTATATATATAATTTTTAATCAATTTTTTTTAAAAGAATATATATATAATATGAGTTTTGCAAGTGAAGCATCTAAATTATTAACTAACAAGTATTTTTTGTATTTCATTGTATTTTTAACAGCAACAAATGTTTTGGGTTATTTAGTAACTAACAAATTAAATGCTGTTATATTCTTTGCATTAGTTAGTTTGCTATCTTATCAGTTTAGTAAAAATATGGCGGTTGTTTTGTTAATATCTATAATTGCTACTAATTTTATGATGGCTAATAAAATGATGCGCGAAGGTATGGATAATGCTACTTCTGATACTACTTCTGATGCTACTTCTACTACTTCTACTACTACTACTCCTGTTGCTTCTGCTTTAGAAAATGTTGATGCAAAGGATCCTGAAATAGCTGAAAATCTACCAATTGTTCAAAAGTCTGCAAATATGGATACACTTAAAGATAAAAAACAAAATTTGGGAACAAATTTATCAGATAATACAAATGTAGATATAAACAATCCAGAACTTAACAATCAAACTTCTGAAACTGCTCCTGAAGGTTTTGGAGGAAAGGGGTCGACTAAGAAAGGACAAGGAAACACTTCGGAGCATTTTGGCCCACGTTTAGATTATGCAGCAACAATTGAACAATCATATCAAAATTTAGATTCATTATTAGGAAGTGATTCTATTAAGCAACTAACAGGAGATACACAAAAACTAATGCAACAACAACAAAATTTATTTAATACAATGAATCAGATGGTTCCTGTTTTAGAAGGAGCGCAAAATATGTTAAAGGGATTTGATATGAGTGGTCTACAAAATTCATTAAAAGGTATGTCTGGTTTAGTAAATGCTCCAACTGTATTTGGCACAAATAAATAAAAATTTTGTGAAATCTCATAACTTGTGAAATCAAGTTATTAATATATTTTTAATAATATAATATATTAATGAAAAAGTGTCCTCCAGGAGTTATTTGTGTTGAAAATGTTACATTGTTTTTACTTTTAATCATAATTTTTATATTGGGTTTTTTTATTTATTCAAATTCAAATTCAAGGCAAAATATTATAGTAAATGATCGTGATAATATTACAATTCACGATAAAAATAATCAATCTATTAGCTCTAGTGATTCAGGTTGGTTTGGTGGGATTTTACCTAGTTGGCCTTATACTAATTTGCCAAAAGATGTATTGTTGAATCCATATGCTGCGCCTTATAGAGATGAACGTTATTTTGTTCCTGAACTAACATCCAGACCTTCTAATACTATCCCAATTAATATATCAACTAACATAGGAGCAGTAGATACCACATATCGTCAAATGGGAATAATGACACCATTAAATGGAATATCAAAAGATAATATATTACCTTTGATGGGTAGACCATTATTTACAAATCGTGATAAATGGCAATATTATACAATTTCAAACCAACATAATAATGTTAAACTACCAATATCTTTTAAGGGAAAAAGTGCATTAAATGATTATGGAGTTGATCAAATATTTTCAGGCGATACTGTTTATGTTGAGGGATATAATGATGCTTTTAAAACAACTGTCTACGAAAATGATACAATAAAATATTTACCATTTCTTTAAGAAGCCCAGTTTCTAATTGTTCTATTATGTAAATTAAATTGTTTACGATTACGTTGTGTATTAGTATGATGTAAAACCTTAATGTGTTTTTTAAATTTCTTTCTAGTTTGTTTGTTTGTATTATTAATAGTCTTTTGTAAACGAATTTTAGTTAATCTCATATTTTACCTTTAGAAAAGGTAAAGTCAAAAAAAATATAAAGATTCCTAATTAAAAGAAAATGCTAAACTTTTAAAAAGTTTATATTAGTATAATATAAATGAGTTGTCCAAATGCTACAGCACCAATAGATATAAGTATGTCAAAAATAACAGGTAAATGTGATTTGAAATGTTCATATAGTTTCAGTTACAATAACAGTTCGTGTATCGCAACAAATAGAGGGGAATATCTCAAATTATCATATGATCAATCTTCATCTCCACCAGTATTATATAATGCATCAGGATATGATGTTCAAGAAATAAGATTATATATACCATCATTGCATTCTTATAATGATTCAAAAACTGATGGTGAATTAGTTATCATTCATTCATCAAATACAGGAGCAAAACCTTTGTTAGTTTGTATTCCAATTAAAAGCAATAATACATCAAGTGTAAGTGCTTTGTTTTTTAAAACAGTAATAGATACAGTTGCTAACAGTGCACCTTCAGATGGTGAATCAACAACAGTAAATATTCCAAGATATAATTTAACATCAATTGTTCCTAAAAAGCCATTTTTCTCTTATTCTGCAACAGAACCATATCAACCGTGTTCATCATCTGTAGAATATGTGGTATTTGATCCATTACAAGCATCTTTAGATATTATGCCAGAAACACTATCAACATTACAATCAATAATACAGAGTAATCCATATGATATTAAAACTGGTCCAAATTTGTTTTATAATGAAAAGGGTGTAGGGAAAGGCGGAGCTGGAAATGACATATATATAGATTGTCAACCAGTTGGTTCATCAGATGAAAATACTGAAGTGATAACAGATATGGGAGGAACAACAATGTCGTTTAGCGAATGGCTGGATAATCCAATAGTTAAGTTGGTATTGGGTTCAGTTATATTTATAATAATATTATTTGCAACAAAAAAATTCTTAAATTTATTTAAACCTATTAAAGGTGGATCGATAGAAGCAGTAACCGAAGTATTAACTGGTGGTGGTTATAAACGGAGGAAATAATATATTATTTAAAATGACTTAAAGAGCTTTAAGCCACATTAATATATTATTTATTTTTTAACTTAAAAGTCTTTAAGCCGCATTAATATATTATTTATTTTTTAACTTAAAGGAGAAGCATCGTGTGTATCATCTAATGTTGGACTAAAAGGCATCTTTACATAATCAGTGTTAAATTTTTGAGTTGTCATACTTTTTACCATTTCTTGCTCTAAAGTATAAGGAAATTGATGAGCGGGAGTAAATGGACTCCACTTCTTTTGTTGAGTTGGATAATATTGTTCTAAACCAGCCATTCCTGTTTTTACTGAAGCTCCCTTGATCATTTGGTAAGCAACTAACAAAGCTAATACACCTAAAATTGGGGTTGAATATGCGAATAACATTAATGCTATCAAAACTACAATTATCTTTCCAGCAGTTGAATCAATTATTGTTGCAACTCCTTCTGGCATTTTGTATCCCATCACTAAATAAATGACGAATAATACAGATAATACTAGTTGTGGCATATTTTTCTTGTCAAATAAAGTACTGAAATAGTCCATCTTATATATTATACTTTTAAAAAAATATACTTTTTTAAAAAGTATAACAAATTTTGGCTCTACATTTTCTAAATGTTACAAGTTATAGGAATTATATTAAAGAAACAATCTAAAAATATTGTGCTAAATATTGTATAGCTACCGCTAAATAATGAATAAAAAAACAAATATTAATAATACTATTATTGATTGGCCTCAGAATATTAATTCATATTTAGGCAATAAAGGATACACTATACTTAAATCTGAATTATCTATCAAACATCAGCTTGCCTTAAAAGAAATGCTTATGGTTAAACCTTTTGTCCCTGGTTCACCTGTTCAAGTTCAAAAAACATTTCCTGCTTACAGAGAATCCGATAAGAAAATTTATGTCCCCAGATATTTTGGCGAGGAAATCTTTGGACAAGCCAAGGAAATTAAAATTTCTGAGGGTCACGATATTAACCTTGTATTTCAAGGAACTCTACGCGACTATCAGAGTCCAGTAATTAATAAGTTTATTGAATATATTAAAGATAAACCATCAATAGGTGGTTTACTTGAATTGCCATGTGCGTGGGGAAAGACTTCGGCATCATTATATATATGCTCTCAAATAAAGAAAAAGACTTTGGTTATAGTTCATAAGGAATTTTTAATGAATCAATGGATTGAAAGAATTCAACAATTTTTACCAACAGCTAGAATTGGAAAAATTCAAGGGCAAATTATTGATATAAATAATAAAGATATTGTATTGTGTATGTTACAGAGCTTATCAATGAAAGATTATCCAATCACAATGTTTGATAGTTTTGGATTCACTATTATTGATGAGGTTCATCATATTTCAAGTGAAACTTTTTCCAATGCCCTTTTTAAGTTAGTTACAAAATATATGCTTGGTTTAAGTGCTACAATGAACCGCAAAGATGGAACTACTAAAGTATTTAAAATGTTTTTGGGTGAAGTGGTTCATAAAGTTGAAAGAAAAGATGAACATAATGTTCAAATAAGATCAATTACATATAAAACAAATGATGACGAATTTAATGAAACTGTTTTGGACTATAAAGGAAACCCTCAAATAAGCACAATGATTAGTAAATTATGTAGTTATAATAGGAGAACAGAATTTATCATTAAAGTATTAACAGATTTTATAGAAGTTGATAATATTGAAAAAAATGTAATTGAACAACATAAACAAAATATGGATTTAAATAATCCAAATTGTGAAATTTGTATAAATAATAATAATTATTTAATTAAAAATACATGTTGTGATGTAGTTAAATATTGTTTACCTTGTATGGAAAAAATTAAAGCTAATGCTGAATTGCCAGTTGTTATTGGAGTTGATTCAAATGGAGTTAATATATATAAAACACAACGTCCAAAATGCCCTCATTGTAAAAAGATATTAAAATACGAACAAAATTATATTGAAAATCCTTATGTTAAACCATTGGAACATTTACAAACCCTTATTTTGTCTCATAATTTAAATGTATTACATTATATTTACAATAAAATTGTGTGTAAAAATTTAGCATCAGTCGGATATTATGTTGGTGGTATGAAAGAAATAGAATTAAAAAAATCAGAAAAAAAACAAGTAATATTAGCCAGTTTTTCGATGGCTAGCGAAGCTCTTGATATTCCAAGTTTAAATGCAGAATTTTTAATTACCCCTAAAACAGATGTTATTCAATCAGTTGGTAGAGCACTTAGAGCAAAACATTTATTTGCCGACCCTGTAATTTATGATATTAACGATTATCATTTAGTTTTTCAAAAACAGTGGCTAAAAAGAAAAGCATATTATAAAAAACAAAATTATAATATAGTTGAATGTGATAGTTATAACTATAATAAAAATACATCAAATTGGAAAACAACAAATCGTGGCTGTAAAAATAATTCATCCAGTTTTGTTCAATTAGATGAAGAAGAAGTAGAAGAAGAAGAAGAAGAAACAAAAAAGGATAAATTATCTGGAGGAGGTTGTCTTCTTAAATTCAAAAAATAATATTAGTTATAATTATATATTCCTAAACCATAAATGGTAATAAATATATAATTATATTATTGGTAGTGTTTTCAGTAAGGTAATATTGATTTATAAAAGTGATTAGGTTTTCGAAAATGGACATTTTTAAAAATGTCCAAAAATGAAAAGTGGAAATACTTTATGAGAAAATATGAATTTGTGACCATAATTAAAAATTAGCGTCTCATCCCAAAAAAATAATTTTAAATTTGTGATTGTAACTTTTAAAATTAAAACTTAAAAAAATAATCTGTTTATATTTTATGGAAACTTTAGGAAACAATTTAGGGGCAAAAAAGGGCAAAAAAGGGCAATTAGAATTTTATTGCGAAAAGTGTGACTTCATATGCTATAAAAAATATAGTTGGGAAAGACATATTGATACATATAAACATACACAGGAAACAAATGGAAGCATTTTGGAAAAACAATGTGGAAAAAAAGGGCACATTTGCTGTGAAAATTGTAATAAAGAATTTAAAACACGTTCTGGATTATGGAAACATTCAAAAACATGTAAGTTTGAAGATAAAAAAGATGTTGCTACAGAGGAAAAAGAAACTATTACAACATCAAATGAAATTTACGAGCTCAAAGAGATTATGAAATACTTAATGAAAGAAAATTCAGAGATGAAAAATATGATGTTAGAACAACAAAATATAATGATGTCTCAAAATACATCTACCCAAAATATGATGATGGATGTTATTAAGACTGGTACACATAATAATATTACAAATACTAATTCACATAATAAAACATTTAATTTAAATTTCTTTTTAAATG